CAGGTTTACCATCTTCTTTTGGAAAGAAGACACCCCAAGTTGTAATGGCAGAATAGTCGGCAGTTTCTTTTGCACTGAATGCCGTATCATAAGATTGAATAACATGTTGTAGTCTTGGCATCGTTGGTTTATCCCAAGGCACCCACCATTCTCTTTTTAAAATTGCACCTTCTTCTGATGTTGGGTTCTGCATGTATTGTGCAGACCAGTTTCTTATTGGTAGTGAGGCTTTTACTTTTTCTAATTCTTCTAATTCCCAATACTCAGGCCAAACAGGTTTGCCTGAATCTAATATTGCAGGAAATGAAATTACATTCCACTTGTCAGCACGAGGCTCTTTTTGAGCCTTGATTAATCTTCCTGTCAAATCATCTTCAGCCCATCTCGTCATTACAACTACAATTGAGCCTCCAGGTTGAAGACGTTGTCTTGGTCCTGATACATACCAATCATATGCTCTTTCCATAGCTGATTCAGACATGGCATCTTGCTCAGTATGTGGATCGTCGATAATAAGTAAGTCCGCCCCTCGTCCTGTGATAGAACCGCCAACACCCGCTGCAAAGTATTCCCCACCATGATTGGTCTCCCAACGTCCTTTTGCCTTACTATCTTCTCGGAGTTTAACATCTCCAAATATATTTTTATACTCCCTCTGTTCCATAAGGTTCCTAACCTTAGAACCAAATCTTGATGATAGTTCTGCGTTGTGCGAAACCTGCATAATTTTTAAATTTGGATACTTCCCTATCATCCAAGCAGGAAACAAGAATGAAGCAAATTCTGATTTAGTATGCCTAGGGGGCATATTGATAATGAGCCTCCCTTTTTTTGTGTCAGAAATTTTTGTAAATTCAGATGCTATATGTTGATGATGCCCCCATTTTTTAGGATTAGGATCCAATCTACATATGAAATCAGGCCAAACTTCCTTCACAAAATATATAAAATTATCCTGGCACAACTTTATGTGCTCAATCCATTTTTTTTCTACAGCTAATCGAAGCTGTTCATTCGTCAGTAATTCTTTTTGCATTGGGTCCCCTTTTAATATAACCCATAATAAAAATATAGTCACTACATCTATCGATCAGAGTTTAAAGGCCAGCTCGTCAGATACATCTTCGGGTTGTGCGTGGCGTCAATATCTGGTGTTAAAGTTTGGTTTTGGTACTAGGTTTGGTACCTCTATTGGTCGGTGATGCGTGTGGAAGGTTGTGAGATGGTAGGAAGGTGATAGCCCGAAGGCTATCACCTATAATTTATTATTGGTTAAAGTCTTGCCCATTCTGGATTAATTCCAAGATAGGTTTTAGATTATTTACAAGCTTACCTTTTAACTCATTCACTATTGGGTCATTAGGATATTGGATAATGATTTCCTCAACAGCACTCTCTAATTGTTTATACATGAACTGATAGTTTAGTCCTGTATCAAGTGAGTTAGAACTTGCTTGTTCAACTTCATTATTGTTCTTTTTACTTTCAATAATGTTATTTACCATTTTAACTAAGTTAGACATAATTATATTTCCTTTTGTTGAACTTTTATTTTAACTTCTGTTGTATGCATATCAACTAAAAATTCCTCATATAACTTTGGAAATTTTTCTTTGAACTTGCTTACATCAAACCTTTTCATAACTCTATTAATCAATTGAGCAAATCCCTCAACATCATCTAACTTATCAATTAAGATAAGATTAGTTTTTAGAGTTTTAAAAGTTTCAACATGAGTAGGCTTAATTAAATCATTAGCCTTTTTTTGTTGTTTAGTTTGTTCAACTGAATAATGATAATTCACTATTTCTTGTTGTTGAACTTTAGTTGCTTTCAATTGTCTTTTAGACTTTTTGATTGCGTTCATAACATTTGTCCTTTCTATAAGTTAATTGTTATCCCATGCTTATAAGAAATTAAAAAAGTTTAATCAACAAGTTTTTTCAAAAAAGTTAAAAAAAATTAATCACTAAATAAATTAAGAGCAACGATAATTAAAATAAGAATAATCATAAATATATAAATCATAAAAATTTAGGTCCTGAAAAACTGGGCGAACTGGCCAGCAGCTAGTTCAGTTGGTACAAAGCCCACGCCAAACGGCGTGGGCGTGGGCGTGGGCGTTAGCCCACGCCTTTTGTATTAACTCAACATATACGAAAACCGTTTGATTGTTCGCAGAACTCTATAAACCGTTCTACATTTTCCATTGTGAAAGGATAAGAACTTCCATAACTGTATTTGGATTGTATCCAATCCCAAGTGTCGTGGTCTTCCTTTGGATAATCGGCAGGTGCTAGGTTTTCTTTTCCTGTTTCTTTCTCTACCTTTTCCCTCAACATCTCATGACATCTTTCAACGAACTTATTATTTTCTTCAGCTTTTGCCATTTCATCTTCTACCTCTTTGATAGCTTTTGAAACTGTGCCGTCTTTAATAAGTGCTTTTAGTTGTTTGGCAATTTGCATAGCTTGTTCTTCGCTAACCTCATGCCCACCGTTTAATTGCCATTCGGGTTTATCTTTTTCCTCTACTACTCCCGTGTGTGTACATACGAAGTCGGCTAATCTTCTCCACCACCATACATTGTTTCTAAAGTATTCGCCGTCTTCTGTTTTGTGATTTCCTAGACTGTATAAATCAAAGCCCATTTTTTTTCTCCTTGTTAAGTTAGTTTCCCTAGTCCTATCATATCCCATGCAGTAAGCAAGAAAAAATTTAAAAAAATTCAAAAAAATTTTCCAGCTCACGAGCTGCTCCTGAACTGGTGCCCCAGTGCAGTTCTCCTTTTTATCCACACGACCACTACCCACGTGGGCGTGGGCACAGGGCTTCCTGTAGTAAGCAGCTACCGGATCCGTGCTGGCCTGGCGTCCAGAGCTCAGATCTCTCTTCATCGAACACTGATACGGCGGGCGTGGGCTTAGATGCTTGTACATGCGCGTACGATCAAGCAGAGGATCAGGATGTAGAACCATCCAGCAACTCTAGGCCAAAACACAAGTGGAACGAAAAGAGCGAGTATCCATATCAATGGGTCTCCTTCGCTGCCATCAGCTCCTGGGCAGCGCATTCAACAGCTAACCATGTCATACTATTTTTAAAGGCGGTGGGACCAGCAATGTCTTTGTCGAGCAGTTCGAAAACGCTGGATCCACATGCCTCCGCAGCTTCGCGCACATATTTCCAGACATCAGCTTCGTGTTCATTAAAGAAGGCGGTAGTCTCTACGTAGTAAGTTAACCCTGCTACTCCGCCAACACAGCCGTGTGTTGCGATGTCTTTGATGGCGAACATTTCTTTCTGTTCGCCATCTTTTAGCCATTCCTTTATCGTCCCCATGTTATGCCCTCCACATCGGTCTTGAACTTAACGATGTCCTTCAGCTTGAGGTGCGTAAGGATCGTAGGCTCATTGTCTAGAGTTCCTTGACCCTTGAGTCGTGAGCCACTTGTAATTCTCACCCACATCTTCTCAGATCTATTCTTGTGCTTAAACCACACATAAACATAGTCACGCATCTTCGGCATCTTCTCAAGCTTCTTGATAGAGAAGTATGTTTCTTTTCCATGTTTAGGACATGAGTAAACTATGTTCTCGTCTTTACCCGCAAAATTTTCTTCAATCGATTTAGCTATGTCTACCATATGATCACTCCTGTAAAAGTTAGTATCGCAAATACAATTGCGATCACGGTTAGTTCTGGAATTATTGTATTCATTTCTTTCTCCTTTGTTAGTTATGTAAGAGATAAGATATGATGGGATAGATGTCAAGTTCTTTTTCCAAATTATTTTTCGCACATGAATTTACCGTACTAGGACCCTCTGCTGCCAGCTGCAGACTGGCCAGCTCCTGAAGGTTTAGTTCAGAAAAGCAGGATAGCTTCGGAATGGGAACGGGGGCGTGGGTCGAGAAAGGAAAATGAAAATAAACCATACCCACACCCTGTGAAACCTTACCATTTCCTGACCAGCAGCGCCAGATCCCAGCTGGCGATGCCTCCCAGAGTTCATGTTTCTTCGTAGAATGTAGCGTGGGCGTGGGAACGGGAGTGGGAACAGCGGCTTCCTGAGCCGCGATCCCAGCTGGGAGACCCAGAGTTTAAGAGTTCAAAAGCGTTGTGAAATGCGGGAGTGGGAGCGTGGGCGTGGGAATCAGGATCCCTGCTTCACCGGGCCAGCTGCCAGCTCCGCGGCCA